CAAAACGGAAACCAATCCGAAGCAACATTAGAACACAAAGACCAATTAAAAGATTTAACACTTGTTGAATCTTGGATCGTAGAAGATAAACAAAAAGACAAGACTGCTTTATATGGTTTAGATGTACCAGTAGGCACTTGGATGGGTTCTGTAAAAGTTGAGAATGATGAGATTTGGAATGACTATGTAAAGACTGGCAAAGTAAAAGGTTTTTCTATTGAAGGTTATTTCGCAGATAAAATGGAAAGACCTAATGAAGAGTTAAAAGAAGATTTAGAAGAAAAGCAGTTAGCAGAACTTAAAAAACTTTTATCCTAATGAGAGCAGTTTATTGTAAATGTAAAAACACCTACTCAATAGAGTGTAAAACAGAAACAAAAAAAGATTGTAAAACTCCTGAATATTGGAAGCAAGGCATCGGTAAAATAAGAAAAACCGAAGAAAGTTAAAAACGAAAATACAAAATAACTTAATAAAATCATTATATATACATGAACACGCAGAATAGAGTTTTTAAAAAACTAGCACAAGCAGAGAAAACAGAATTGGCAACGCAGAAAGTTGAGTTGGCTAATCTTAATCAATTAAAGGCTGGTATAAAAAAAGTTGAAAAAGATTTAAAGGCTGGGCAAAAATATGAAAATCAGTATAAAAAACTTACTGGAGAAGCATCGGATTTAGCAAGGAAATTCTTATCACTTTCAAGTGATGGTAAGATGGGAATACCATTATCTGTAAATTTATTTACTATGATAAAGGATATAAAAGCTGCTGGTAAAGAATTAGGGGTAGATATGTCTGGAAATTCAGATGTAAAGTTTGCACAAACAGTTATGAATGCTTGGGCTGATTGGAAAGATGATGTGCAAAAAATGTCGGATAAAGCAGCAGCAATGGCTAAAAAATTAAATTAACTAAATATATGAACGCAGAAAAAACATTATTAAACAAGGCTCGTACATTACTTGGAATACAAGTGAAGCTAGAGCAAATGACGCTAGATAATGGTGCAGTCTTAGAAGCTGAAGTATTTGAAGCTGGTGCAGAAGTATTCGTTGTTGCAGACGAAGAAAGAGTTGCAGTACCAGTTGGAGAGTACGAAGCAGAAGGCAAAACTATTGTAGTATCAGAAGAAGGAGTAATTGGAGAAATCAAAGAAGCAAGTGCAGAAGAAGAAGCACCAGCAGAAGAAGCACCAGTTGCAGAAGAAGAGTTAGCAACGGAAGAAGCTACTCCTAAAAAAATAGTTAAATCAATATCAGAAGAAATGTTCTTCTCAGAAATTGAAAAACTAAGAACTGAGATCAACGAACTAAAATTATCTAAAACAGAAGTTGTTGCAGAAGAGGTAGTAGTTGAAGAAAAAGTAGAGTTATCAGAAGTAGAAGGAATTACACATACTCCAGAAAACTCATCTGATAATAAAGAATTAAATCTTTATTCTCAAAGAGGGAATAAGAACACAACAATAAATAGAATTTTTAACGCAATAAATAAATAAATAATGGCTACAACAACAAGTATTACTTCCACTTATGCTGGAGAATTTGCTGGAAAATACGTTTCAGCAGCTCTATTAAGTGGTAACACAATCGCAAATGGTTTAATCGAAGTAAAACCAAATGTAAAATTTAAAGAAGTATTAAAAGTGGTATCAATCGATGGTATTACTGCTAATGCTACTTGTGATTTCTCTGATACATCAACTGTAACGTTGACTGAAAGAGTAATCGAACCAAAACAACTTCAAGTAAATCTTGAATTATGTGTAAACAATTTCCGTTCTGATTGGGAAGCTGAATCAATGGGTTTCAGTTCTCATGATAACCTACCTAAAACTTTCTCTGATTACTTTATCGGAAGAATTTCTCAGAAGGTAGCACAAAAAACAGAGCAAGATATCTGGAGTGGAACTGATGGAGCTGGTGCTTTTGATGGTTTCGTAACTTTATTAGCTGCTGATGCTGGACATACTGGAGCAAAAAAGATTACTGGACAAGCAGTAACTGCTGCAAATGTAATTGCTGAGTTAGGAAGTGTTGTAGATGCTATTCCAAGTTCTTTATATGGTAACGATGAGTTATTTATGTATGTATCTCAGAACATCTTTAGAGCTTACAAAAGAGCATTAGGAGGTTTTCAAGCTGGAGGTTTAGGAGCTGCTGGTGTAAACGCACAAGGAAACAACCAAGACATCGACATCCAATATTTTGATGGTGTAAAAGTTGTTGCTTGTAACGGATTAGCTGACAACAAAGTAATCGCTACTTTGAAATCTAACTTATTCTTTGGGACTGGACTTTTATCAGACCACAACGAAGTAAAAGTATTAGATATGTCAGATTTAGACGGAAGTTCTAATGTTAGATTTATAATGAAATATTCAGCAGCAGTACAATATTCTATTGTTGGAGATATCGTTTCTTACGGATTAGGATTATAAGATAATCTATAAAATAATAATAAAGGGTAGGTAGTTCATCTGCTTACCCTTTTTTTAATAACTTAAAAAAATATAACACAATGGCTTGTTTACTTACATCTGGTAGAGCTTTACCTTGTAAAAGTAGTGTTGGAGGCTTAAAAGCAGTATATTTTGCAGATTATGGTACGTTGGGAGCAACTACAATAGCATCTGGAGAAATTACTGCATTAGCTGGATCACCATCCTTTTTCAAATTTGATATCAAAGGTAATTCTTCACTAGAAACCACAATTAATAGTTCGAGAGAGAACGGAACTACATTTTACACACAAACTTTAAATTTAACTTTACCAGTTTTAGATAAAGCAACACAAGAAGAAATTAAAATTTTAGCTACTGCAAGACCTCACGTTGCAATAGAAGATTATAATGGTAATTTCTTTTTAGTTGGTTTAGAACACGGAGCAGAGGTAACTGGAGGAACAATTGTATCTGGTGCTGCTATGGGAGATTTAAGTGGATTCACTTTAACTTTAGAAGGTCAAGAAACTGATGCAGCATATTTTGTAACACCAGCCGTAATAACTGCTGATACAAGTGCAACGCAAATTGATCCAAACGCATAGTTTTTTTCATTTTTGATTTGATTTTAGGGCATTCTTTCGGGAATGCTCTTTTTTTTTATACAAATTAATAAAAAGGGTTAAAAATTTCATTATATAATAGATGAAACACTTAATACCATCTACAAACTCACAAACGATTAAAATTATACCAAGAGTATATGCTACATCTGTAACAATTAAGTTAAGAGATGATAGTACAAACTCAGAGGTAGAGATAACACCTACTGCAACTGTAAACAAAAACTACTTAGAGCTTTCTAGTGTGTTTACTTTAATAGAGGGTAGATTTTATGATTTAAAAGTATATAACGGACAAGACATCATTTATAGAGACAAGATTTTTTGTACTAGCCAATCAACTGACCAATCTAACAACGAACATTACTCAGTAAACAAAAACGAGTATGTACAAGAAGATGGTGGTAATAATGATTTTATAATATTATGAGAAAAAACATAAGAAAAACAAAACCAACCATAAATAACAAAAGTAAATCCTCTGTATCTTTTGTTAATTTATCTTCTTACACCTCTCCAGAGATTGTAGAGAATAAGAACAAAGAGTGGATTGAGTTTGGTGCTGACAATGACTATTTTAAATTCTTAATTGATAGATATAACGGAAGTGCTACAAACAATGCTTGTATTAACTCTATCTCTCAGTTGATTTTCGGTAGAGGGTTAGATGCAACAGATAGTGCAAGGAGACCAGAGCAATATGCAAGAATGATATCTCTATTTAAAAAAGATGATGTTAGAAAGTTTGCGTATGATTTAAAACTTACTGGTCAATGTGCTATGCAAGTAATTTACTCAAAGGATAAAAAGACTATTGAGAAAGTAGAACATATACCTATTGAGACTTTAAGAGCTGAGAAATGTAGTGCAGACGATAAAGAAGTACAAGCGTATTACTATCATGCAGACTGGGTAAACATAAAGCCAAGTGATAAACCTTTAAGAATACCAGCTTTTGGTGTTTCAAATAGTCCAAAACCTATTGAGATACTATATGTTAAACCTTATGTAGCTGGGATGTACTATTATAGTACTCCAGACTATCAAGGAGGGTTACAATATGCAGAGTTAGAAGAAGAAGTATCTAACTATCATATTAATAATATACAAAATGGTCTTGCTCCTAGTATGTTAATCTCGATGAATAATGGAGTACCTGATGAAGAGCAACAAAGGTTAGTTGAAAACAAGATAAAGCAAAAATTTAGTGGATCGTCTAATGCTGGTAAATTCATACTTGCTTTTAATGATGATAAAGAAAGTGCTGCAACAATTGAAGCAGTACAATTATCAGATGCACACAACCAATACCAATTTTTAAGTGATGAATCACAGAAGAAAATAATGGTAGCTCATAGGATTGTATCTCCTATGCTATTAGGTATTAAAGATTCTACTGGATTTGGTAATAATGCAGAAGAATTAGAGACTGCTTCTATATTGATGAACAATACGGTTATCATACCATTTCAAGAGCTTTTAACGGATGCCTTTGATAAGATATTAGCATTTAATAATATATCATTAAACCTTTATTTCAAGACCTTACAACCTCTGCAATTCATTGATTTGGAGAATGTAAAAGATGAGGAAACAAGAGAGGAAGAGACTGGTGTAAAGATGTCAAAAGTGTTTTCTGATTTAGAACAATTAGGAGAAGATGAAGATTTAGATAATTGGGAATTGATTGACGAAAGAAAGGTAGACTATGATGCAGAAGATGAATTAAATGATGAACTAAATAAATTAAACAATCCTAAACAATCTGTATTGTCAAAAGTTTGGAATCTAGCAACAACTGGAACTGCTAGACCAAACTCAAAGAGTGAACAAGATGGAGAAAATGAAGAGGGTGTACAATTTAGAGTACGATATCAATACGCACCATTAAGTTATAGTGCAAATAGTAGAGAGTTTTGCAAGAAAATGGTAAATGCTGCTAAGATATACAGAAAAGAAGATATAGATAGAATGAGTACAATGTCAGTTAATGCTGGTTGGGGTTTAAACGGAGCTGATACATACGATATTTGGCTTTATAAAGGTGGGGGAGATTGTCATCATTTTTGGATGAGAAAGACTTACAAGGCTAAGAAAAAAGGAATTAAACCAAGTGTGGGCAATCCGAATGCTGAGGTTAGTGTAAATAAGGCTAAAAAAGAAGGTTTTAAACCAGAGGTAAATGCAAAAGAAGTTGCTAAAAGACCTACTGATATGCCAAACAACGGATTTGTAAATAAAAGATAACTATGGCAACTGCATTATTTATAAGTAGAACGGATTTAGTAAAGAATAGCATCATTGATGGTAATGTTGATACTGATAAATTCATTCAATTTATTAAGATTTCACAAGAGATACACATACAAAACTATTTAGGTGGTAAATTATATGATAAGATTTCTGCTGATATAGTAGCTGGAACTTTATCTGGTAACTATTTAACATTAGTTACTGACTATGTACAACCAATGTTGATCCATTACGCAATGGTAGATTATTTACCATTCGCTGCATATCAAGTAAAAAACGGAGGTGTATTTAAGCATAACTCAGAGAACGCACAAACTGCTTCAAAAGACGAGGTAGATTTCTTAGTAAGCAAACAAAGAGACTTTGCAGAGTACTATTGTAGGAGATTCATTGATTATATGTGCTTTCATGGTAATTTATATCCAGAGTACACAAATAATTCAGAGGATGATGTATATCCATCAAAGAATACTAATCCTTCAAATTGGGTACTATGATCAAAGGAATGTACAAACCGAAAAATACAAATGTTGTTAAGTTAAAAAAGTATCTAACAAAAAAGACAAAAGATGGCAAACGAGGTTTACGAGAATAGTTGGTGGGGTAGTCCAGTTCAGAATGGCTGGGGAGGTATTTATTATGATTTTGCATACCCAAGTGCAATACCTAGTTTATTAACTACATTACAAGCAAGAGCTTCTTATTACGAGAATGTAACTTGCACAACTGCAACATTAACTAAAATTGAAAACATAGAATAAGATGGCAGATAATTTATTAGATAAAGCATCAATATTACTTACACCTACTGCATACAATGATGGTAGTATGTTAAGTGTAAAGCCAGAGAATGGAGATGGAGATTTCACATTCAGTAGAAGTTCTGCTGCAACTAGAGTTAATGCACAAGGTTTAGTAGAGAATGTACAGATAATAAGTAGTGAG